AAACAAGATACAGCAGTTGGGGCAGAAGGTCGTTGGGTTGATTCAGATAATGTTAGATTTAGATATGGCTTACCAGAAAAAGTAGGTGGTTGGCAGTCATTACTTACAGATACTTTAGTAGGTGTAGCTAGAAAACAACACGCATTCGTTGACCAAGATGGTAATAGGTATGTTGCAATTGGTACAGATAAATTTTTAATTGTATATTTTGAAGGTCAATTTTTTGATGTAACTCCTTTAGCAACTACTATTTCAGCAGCTACATTTACTTTCAATGGTTCTACAACTATTACAATTACAACATCTGCCGCTCACAATTTAGAAGATGGTGACATTGTTTTATTTGATAGTGTAACTTTACCTGGTGGTACAGGATTAAGTGCATCTGACTTTGAAGATAAATTATTTCAAGTTGTAACAACTCCTACAGCAAACACTTTTACTATAACTTTTACAAGTTCTGGTTCTGCAGCTTCTGGTGGTAGTGTAGATATAAAACCTTATGAAAGAGTTGGTCCAGCTGCACAAACTTATGGTTATGGTTTTGGTATTAGTCAATATGGTGGTACAGTTCAAGGTGCACAAACTACAGCTTTGAATGGTGCACTTCTTGCAGATACTGCAGGTACAGGTGGATCGGGGACCGCGGTTACAGTTGTCAGCACAACAAACTTTCCTTCGGCAGGAACTATTGCAATAGCTAACGAATTAATTACATACACATCTAAAAATTCTACACAATTTTTAGGTATTACTAGAGGTGCGAAAGGTACAGCAACTACTGGTACATCAAATGGTCAAGCTCACTCAACAGCAGCAACAGTTACAAATGCTACAGAATTTTCAGGATGGGGAGATGCAGTGGATGCAGTTACCGTTACTCTTGAACCAGGACTTTGGTCGTTAAGTAATTTTGGTGATGTATTAGTTGCAACAATTGCTAATGGTAAAACTTTTACCTGGGACTCTTCTATTGCAGCACGATTAACAACAAGAGCTTCAACAACCACATCAGGATTTCAAACCACTAATAATCCAACGGCAACAAGAGTTACATTAATTTCACCAACAACACGTCACTTAATTCATCTTGGAACTGAAACAACTATTGGAACTCCTTCGACACAAGATGATATGTTTATAAGATTTTCTGAAGATGAGAATATAAATAATTATACACCAGAAGCAACTAACACAGCAGGTACACAAAGAATACAAGACGGTACAAAAATTGTTGGAGCCTTGGTTGCAAAAGAAAACATTCTAGTATGGACAGACAATGCACTATATACAATGAAATTTGTTGGAGCTCCATTTACATTTGGCTTCGAGCAAGTTGGTACTAACTGTGGATTGATTGGTAAGAATGCAGCAATTGAAATTGATGGTGTTGCATACTGGATGGGTAATAATGGTTTCTTCTCATTTGATGGAACAGTTAATACTTTACCTTGTTCAGTTGAAGACTATGTCTATGATGATTGTGACACAACAAAAGGACAACAAATTTGTGCAGGAATTAATAATTTATTTACAGAAGTAGTTTGGTGGTATCCAACTGAAGGATCTGATTTTAATAATAGATATATTGTTTATAACTACGGTCAAAATAATGCACAATTACCTATGGGTAATTGGTATACAGGAACTAATACTAATTCAATTAGAACTACTTGGATTGATTCATTAGTATATCCAAAACCTTATGCCACAGCTTATAATAGTTCAAGTAATGGTAGTTTTCCTGAAGTTATAGGACAAGACGGTTTAGGCCAAAGTGTATTCTTTGAACACGAAACGGGGACCGATCAAGTAAATCCAGATGGAAGCACTACTACTTTAACATCTTTTATAGAATCTTTTAGCTTTTCTTTACAAAAAGATCAAAGTGAAGTATTTCTAGCCATGAGAAGATTTTTACCAAATTTTAAAACTTTGTTAGGTAATAACCAAGTGACAATAGCAGTAAAAGATTTTCCTGCAGATAATTCATCTGCAAGTACATTAAGTCCTTTTACTATTACATCAAGTACAACAAAAGTTGACACTCGTGCAAGAGGACGTTATGCAAGTATTAAAATAGAAAATACAGGAGCCGGTGAATCGTGGAGATTTGGTACATTTCAAGTTGATCTACAACCAGATGGAAGAAGAGGATAATGACAAAAGTAGTAGTAAGATTACCAGAACCTAAAAAAGAATATAGTGAAGATAACCAAAGACAAATTAACAAAGCACTAACTAATATTATTGAACAATTGAACTCTACATACTTAACACAACTTAAAGAGGACTCGGAAAGATATACGTGGTTCGGATTAGGATAAATGGCAAATATATATAAAAACCAAAAATTAGATTTAACAACAAATACAGTTACAACTTTGTATGCCGTACCTTCAAACTCTAGAGCTATTATAAAATCTATGTTAGTTTGTGATGACACAAACAATGGTAGTAATATTACAGTAGATTTATTTAATGGAGATCCAGCATCAGCTGATAAATTTACTATATTTAAAAGTAAAACTATAGCGGGTAATGCAACAGAACAATTATTAAATGAGCCTTTGATTATGCAAGAAAGTGAAGTATTACAAGTAACTGCTGCAGATGCAAATAGATTGCATGTGGTAGCATCAATATTAGAAATCAACAGGGAGGACAGATAATGTCATTTGTAGAACAAGAAGAATCGTTTGAAAAACAAACCATAGATGGTGTTGAGGTAACGGTATATAAACCTAGAGTAGAGGTAACTGTAAAACACCTTAAAACAGGTCAAGAATATGGGTCAGACGAAGAAGCAAGACAAGACATAGATGACCCTAATACAGACACTAAAGAAGAAGATATATCTAGAAGTGTTCATATTAAGGTACAAAGCATACCACTAGGTAACAAAACTAATATATTTTAAGGACGTTGACGAATGTACAAAAACCTAGTAAATTGTGATACACTCGCATTTTTACAAGCTTTGCGAACTTGCTTTCATCGTATAATATAAAGAGAAACTATGGGATTTTTAAAAAAAATATTCAAACCAGTATCAAAGGTATTAGATAAAGTAATACCTAATGAAATCAAACCAGCATTACCATACCTTGCTGCGTTTGCACCTTTTCTAGCACCAGGTATTATGGGAAGTAGTGTGGCATCAAGAGCTTTAATGGGTGGTGGTATGAATATTTTTGGACAACTATCGCAAGAAGGTAACGAGGGTGATATTAATTTATTGTCAGCGGGACTCGGAGCGTTGTCGGGTGCAATGTCTGCACCAGGCACTCAATCAACAGGGATTGGAGATGGTGCACAGTTTGTAGATACAGGCGCGGAAGCATTTAAATATTCTGCTGCTGGCCAACCAAGTGGAGCACAATTTTTTAAAGGTCTTGCAGATAGTGCGGAAGGCACTGGTGTACTAGCATCAGGTCAAAGATTTCTTGGTGATACTTTAGCTAAAGGTTCTAATATTATGGGTGAAGGAATAGCAAAAGGTTTATTTACAAAAGAAGGTGCTAAAGCGGCTATACTACCAGCAGCAACAGCAACTGGCGATCTAATGTTTGCACAAGCTAAAAGAGATCAAGATGAATATGATAGATTAATGGAAGAAGAAGCAGCAGAAGAAGGTGCATCAGATGCATCAAGAGCATTTGCAATTAGACAATCTATGGAAGCTTATGGCTTTAGTGAACAAGAAATTTTAGATGCAATAGAAGCAGCAGGATACAAGACTGGTGGTAGAGTAGGATTTGAAATTGGTGGTAGTACAAGTGAATTATTAGAAATGTTTAAAGAACGTATTACAGATGAACCTTTTAAAGGTGAAGAAGGCTATATAGAAGAGGGTATAGATATGGAAAAATTTAAAAACAGTGAACCCGCAGAAATTGAATCAGAAGAAACTGAAGAAGGTTTATTTAAAATTAAAGATCAACCTGTATTTTTATTACCAATGAAAACTGGTGGTAGAGTAGGTTTAAGATTTGGTGGTATTGGTGCAGCAGTTGATCAAATAGACAATCAAGAAATGAAAGAAGCAGCACAGTTTGCGTCTATGTTAAATGATATGGAT